CGCTTAGATGTAGTCGCAGCAACTAGGGATGGCAGTCGCGGACGCACCAGTCATTTCACTTGGGGCGACGAGCTCCGTGAATGGTCAGAGGAAGCCTTTACAGCTATCACACCTACAACTAGGGCTACAGATGGTCAAACATTTTGGACTAGCAATGCTGGCGATGCTTTTAGCCTGCCGCTTAATTCGCTGAAAGAAAGAGCGAGCGAAAACCCTCCTAAGACATTTGGGTATTACGAATACTCAGCACCTAACATGTTAAAGGTGGACGTTAATTCTAAAGCATTTTGGGATGGCGTAGCAATGGCCAATCCAGCTTTAGGAATCAGAGTGTCGCGAGAGGCAATCGAGGAAAGCTTATCTACCTCCAGCCATGACGCGATTATGACCGAGCTGTTGTGTTTATGGGTTTCCAGTCTTCAAAGTCCGTTCCCTCCGGGTGCGCTTGAGGAGTGCGGGGATAACAGTTTAGAGATGTCACCCGGGGCTTACACGGTATTTGCCTTTGATGTTTCGCCGTCGAAAAGAATGGCTTCATTATGCGCTGGCCAAATCCTTCCCGATGGACGGATAGGTATCGGAGTTCTTCAACAATGGCAGAATGACGTGGCTATTAACGATCTAGAAGTGGCGGCTGGGATCAAAGGATGGGCTGATCTTTATCGCCCACGACAGATCATGTTCGATAAGTATGCGACGCAATCCATTGCCGATCGCCTTGCCAATGCTGGCCAAGTCGTCGAAGATTGCAGTTCCAATAACTTTTATCAGGCTTGCGGAGATTTACTTGATGCGATGGTGAATCGTAAAATGGTTCACAACGGACAAAGGTCGATCATTGAATCCTTTGAAAGTGTGGCAGCTAAAGTCACAGATTCCGCGTGGAGAATCGTCAAGCGTCGGTCCGCTGGCGACATTTCAATTCCGATCAGCGTCGCCATGATAGTTTGGAAACTCACGAAACCTCAACAGATCGCAGCAATCTACACCGCATAGTGTATAATTGCCCTCTATGGGTATCCTTTCGCGCCTTACAGGTGCAGCACCGAAAGCAAATGTCGAGGCTCAGTACGCACCTCAGGTCTTAGGTGAGTATTCACCTTATGCGATGCCATTCCAATTCGCTTATGTTGGTCGCACCGAAGCAATGGGAGTCCCTGCCCTAGCGCGTTGTCGCAATCTACTTGCTGGCACAATCGGCACCATTCCACTTGAGCTCTATAAGAAGTCTACGGGCGAAGAATTAGGGAAGCCACTATGGCTTGACCAACCTTCATACTCACAGCCACGTTCAGTAACTATTGCTTACACAGTTGATTCACTTTTATTTTACGGCCAAGCATTTTGGCAAGTAGTTGAAACTTATCAAGAAGATGGTCGCCCATCACGCTTTGAGTGGGTCGCTAACAGCCGAGTCACAGCGACACTTGATCGTGATAATGTTTTCGTCAAGTCTTACGCAATCGATGGAACTACAGTCCCAATGGACGGCCTCGGTTCACTTATCACATTCCAATCTCTAAGCGATGGCATTCTAAACACAGGCGTCTCGACAATTCGCGCCGCACTAGACATTCAGAAAGCCAGCGTAGTTGCAGCGGCGACTCCAATGGCTACAGGCTACATTCGTAACTCAGGTGCAGACCTTCCACCTGCCGAAGTACAGGGATTACTTTCAGCATGGAAGAATGCTCGCCTTAATCGTTCTACAGCTTATCTCACATCGACTTTGCAATATGAGGCAGTCGGATTCAGCCCTAAAGATATGATGTACAACGAGGCCATTCAGAATCTTGCAACCGAGATTGCTCGCCTTTGCAATGTGCCTCCATATTACGTCTCGGCAGATCAGAACACGACGATGACCTACGCCAACGTCACAGATGAACGCAAGCAATTCCTGACACTATCTTTACAGCCATTTATCTCAGCAATAGAAGATCGTCTTTCAATGGACGACATTACAGCTCGGGGCAACATCGTCAAATTTGACATCGATAAGAATTATCTCCGCACTGATCCACTCGTTGAACTTTCAATTATCCGTGAACTTCTTGATTTACAGTTGATCACTCAAGAACAAGCCATGGAGATGACAGACCTAACACCTAATGGAAGCGAAGGAATGATATGAGCGATTTAACCTTCTTTACTTTGGAAGCGGCTGAACTTACAGCCTCAATGGACACACGCGAGATTTCAGGCAAAATCGTGCCAATGGGAACAGGTGAAATTGGTAATACAAGCGCCGGCGCAGTTATTTTTGAACCCGATTCAATAGAGATTCCAGATGCAAAGTCCGTGCGTCTTTTAGCGCAACATGACATTAAGCAACCTTTGGGTCGGGCTTCAAGTTTTGAGATTCGTGAAGGCGATGGCATTTACGCTACCTTTAAATTAAGTCGTAGTAGCAAAGCGACTGATTATTTATTGATGGCACAGGAAGGACTTGTTACAGGTCTGAGTGTTGGTGTAGAAGTCAAATCATCTAAACCTAAAGACGGCGTTCTACATGTAACTTCAAGCATCTTGCGCGAGGTCAGCGCCGTCACAGAGCCAGCATTCAAATCGGCTCAAATCACTAGCATTGCAGCAGAAGAAACCGCATCAGCGGAAACCGAAGCTGTAGAAACCAACCAACCAACAGAAAGCGAGACAGCCACAGTGGAAAACACTCCAGCAGTCGAAGCAACACCTACAGTTGAGGCTGCCGCAGTTGAAGCTGCTCGCCCTGCTGTAACAGCAATGGCTTACACAAAGCCACGCATTGAAGTAACAGCTGCAAAGTATGCAGAAAACACAATCCGCGCAGCACTCGGAGACGACGCAGCTCGTCAATGGATCGCAGCAGCGGCAGACACATCTGACAACGCTGGTCTCGTACCAACACGTCAGCTCTCTGAGATCATCAATCCTCTCGGAACAACCATCCGCCCATCAATCGATGCAATCTCTCGTGGAGTGCTTCCTGATGCAGGTATGACATTTGAGATCCCAAAGATCACACAGATGCCAACAGTTGCAATCGAGCCAGAAGGCGACGCATTTAGCGACACAGATCAGAACTCAAGCTTCCTTTCAGTAACAGTACAGAAGTACGCTGGACAGCAGACATTCTCAGTTGAATTGCTAGATCGTACATCTCCAGCATTCTTCGATGAGCTCGTTCGCAACATGGCAGCAGCTTACGCAAAGGCAACTAACTCAGCAGTAAACGCTGCACTTATTTCAGGTGCAACTGCAGATGCGACAACAACAGTCACATATCCAACTGCAGCAGAACTCCTTGGAATTGTCGCTCGCGGTTCAGCATCTGTATATGGTGCAACTGCAGGCCTTCCAAATCCATTCGCTCGCAACATGGTCGTATCAACAGGACAATGGTCAAACATCATGTCACTTAACGATGCAGGCCGTCCAATCTACACAGCGTCACAGCCAATGAACGCAGGCGGAGCAGTTGCTCCAACTTCACTCACAGGTAACGTTGCTGGACTTAACCTCTACGTTGATCCAACAAACGGCGGCGATGGCGATGGAACAATCCTCATCGTTAACCCAGATGCGTACACATGGTACGAGAGCCCAACCTACCGCCTCCGCGCAGAGTCAACAGCTGCAGGACAGGTAACAATCGGCTACTACGGCTTTGGAGCAATCGCTACCAAGGTCGGCGCAGGTGCATTCAAGAATAACAAGGCGTAAGCCAACTAAGTCGCTGGTGGGGTAGTGCCCTTCTACCCCACCAGTCTTTAGAAAGGATCATAGTATGAGTCTGACGACAGTCGCAGAACTTCGCGCCGCACTTGGAGTGGGAACGCTCTATAGTGACGCGACGCTTCAATCCGTGACAGATGCCGCAGATAACGTCCTATTGCCCTTTCTATGGAAGAACCAACAATATATTATTGCTCACGGCAACACAGGCACAGTTGGCACTCTCTACTTTGATCAGAACATTCGCGAAGTTTTCTACGTCGGACAATCAGTAGTAATCTCCGGCGCCGGTACTAAGTACAATGGCACAAAGACAATTACAGGCGTCGATGCTCGGTCATTCAACATAACCACCACACACACATCTGACAATCCACGGCATACAGTCGAGCCTTACGGCATCGCAGCAGCTGAGACTTACACAGATTATTCAACAGTCCCAGCGATCCAAGAAGCTTCACTTATGATCTCGATTGACATTTGGCAATCACGTCAGGCTCCATCAAGCGGTGGCGTTACCATCGACGGCTATCAGCCAAGCCCGTACCGCATGGGTAACACACTCTTAGCCCGTGTTCGTGGATTGCTTGCACCTTATCTCGATCCGAGATCGATGGTGGGCTAATGGCCGCCATATCAACACTCCGAGCAGGTATTGCAACAGCTTTAATTGACAATGCTAAGTGGTCAGTTTTTAGCTTCCCACCTGCAACCCCTATTGCCAACAGCGTCATCGTCGCGCCTAGCGATCCTTACATTTCGCCGTCTAACGGATGGCACGCATCTATCTCACCAATGGCTAACTTCACAATTTCAGTCATGGTGCCGTTGCTGGATAACGAAGGCAACCTAAACGGAATTGAGGACAATGTAGTCCGAGTATTTAATCTACTCGCTGCATCCTCATACACCTACAACGTCACAGAGGTATCGGCTCCGGCCGTCCTGAGTGCCGTCTCAGGTGATCTACTTACATGTAACATCAATATCTCAGTCCTAACGAGTTGGAGCTAAAATGTCCGAGTGGGAAAAAGAGCAAGAAGCCTTCCTGATCAAGATCGGGCAGGTAGCACCATCAACACCTAAG